GTAGAAAAATCAAAATCACCAGTAAATAATGAAGCTATAACACTTTTCAAATCTCTAAAAGATTTTTGCACATCCATTCTAAAATTAATAAGAAGAATATTTAATTTTAAAAAGTTAATTTCTGCTCTGTCTGCAATAAATCTAAATGCTTCTGTAAGTAATATTATTTTTCCTCTAGCACTTTCAGAAAAACCACCAATGTCATCTAACGCAGATAAAGCACGAGTAAACTCATCTCGCATAATAGTAGTAAGAGAGCCTACTGTAGGTTCTAAAGTAAGAAATTCTTCATCAATAGCTTGAATTTGACTAATAATAGCATTAAATACACCTTCAGATGTAATTTGGCCCTCTTTAGCTAATTTACGTAAATCTCCAAAAGGAACACCTAAACCATCAGCAATAGCTTGAGCAATCCTTGGTGTTTGTTCTAAAACTGAGTTAAGTTCTTCACCACGAAGTTCACCTGAAGCCAAACCCTGACCAAGCTGAATAATAGCTGCTTGAGCTGACTCAGCAGATGCACCTGATAGCGTTGCTGCTTTAGCAACTGCTTCAGTAACCGCTAGTATTTCTTCTGTACCTTTACCTGCTTCAGATAAAGCCAAACCAAAACGGTTAAAAGTTTCAGCTGTTGTTTGTACAGAAACACGACCTCTTGCAGCAATGTTAAATAATCTTTGCAGAGTAGCTTGAGACTCCTTACCTCTGCCTGTAACAAGAGCAATACGGTTTTCTAGATTAGTAAGACTATCAGAAGCTGCTACAATACCTTTAACAGAAATAAAACCAGAGTATGCTGCTACAGCGCTTTTAATTGAAGTTGCTAAACCCCTAGTGACAGATTCAATACGTCCTACGGATTTTTCTAATTTTTGTAATTCACCTCGTGCTTGCGTTGTATTAGCACGAACTCTAATTTCTACACCACTCATGGTTCCTCCATTTAATAAAATTGCCCTCAATAGTCTCGTATATCGAGATTCCATCAAGGGCAATAATTTAAGGGGTTAGTACACCGATTTTAATCAACACCTGTTCAATAAAATATCGTGGTGCTTGTCTACTGTGTCCGTTATTTAAAACATCTATGTAATCTACTCTATTAAAGATTACACCGTCTCTAAAACCAAAGTTATCATAACTTTTAATATTTTTCCAACCTCGTCTTGCCTTACCTGTATCAACAGGTGTAACAACTCTTAAGGTATCTGTAGCATAATTAATTCGTTCATCCATTTCAAAGTTAGTGATTTGAGCAACTTCTTCCTCTACTCGCTTCATTTCTCTTTCAAAGTTAACAACATCAAAAGTAATAGTCTCTGCCATAGCTACTCCTTAGTTGGTTTCCAGCCAGAAGAATCACCTTCTTTTGCTTTTAGCATCATTTCTAAGAACTTACCTTTAGGAACAGCTCTATCAGGTTCTTGATTATTTTCTGATTGTTGTTTTATAACTTTAAGAGAATGAAATAAACTTTCAGCAGAAGCTTTTACTCCAAATCCTCTTAACATTAAAAATGTTCTTTGGTCTTCTCGCCAACCAACAGGTTGACGTTTGAAGAAATCTGTCCATTTTAATAACTCATCATATGGCATTTCTGTTAACATTTGGTAAACAGGCATACGTAGCTGATAAGCTATCTCATATAGCGTTTCTTCTTTTTCAGTTAGTTTCCCGAAGTCTTATCTCCAAGTCCAGCAATATTCATAATAGACTCAGAAAGAGAAGTTAACTCACCAACGGGAAAGCTATTAAATTCTTCATCAGAAATTTCATTGGCTCCTGTGACAGCCATACGGATGACATCTTTAATTAGAGCAATGTCATCATAATCTTGTTTTTTATTTTGAGACCTTTTAATTAAGTCTTGTATTTTAAAAACTTCATTTACAGTTAATTTTTTAACTTGCAGTTCTTCACCCATAAAATCTACTTTTTCAGTAATACTCTTACCAACTAAATGTTTCATAACTTATCCTTAATTTAACTTATCTTCTTCTGTAAATAATTTTTGGTTATTTGCCTGAAAATCATCTAACATTTTTCTTACTGTATGTAATACAGAAAGGGTTTCTAAACATTGTTTTCCTTCGTATGAATTATCTTCAAAGTCTTTAAATCTTTCAAAACTCTTACGAATACTAATATCTACACTTCGCCGCATATGACGAAAAGTAGTACGCATAACAAATGCTTTACTAAACGGTTTATCTGCCATAATATATCTCTTTATTAAAGGAAGCCCTCTAAAAGAGGACTCCCTATGATTAATTTACGGTAAAGTTGCAGGGCCAAAGAAATCTGATTGTGCTGACAACGTAACAGTAGCAGTAGTAGCATCTGTTAGTGCAGGGTTAACCAAGATTGCTTCAATCTTACCTTTAAAGTAAAATTCTGTGTTACCATAAGTTAAAGCCGCAGCAGCACTATTAATACTTGCTGCTAAGGTTGTGGCTTGTGTACACATCATAAAGCGGAAGTAAACTTCAGTTCCAACAAGCGTATGGAATGCAGTCATATCATTTGCAATGTAGTTTACAGTAACTTCAAGAGTCGGTGCGTCAGCTTGACCTTGAATTTGTGATGATGTATTTTGTCCATAAACAGGTACGTTTACAATATTTGCAGGTGTACCAATTGATGGGAATTCACGGACTGAAGGCATACGTGAAATATCTGAACTGTTTCCAGTTACAAATAAATCGGCGTAACCAGCAGCGTCTTCAGTTGCGGGGTTTGTACTCCCGTCATAGATATCAAGGTATGAGAAAATACCTGAACCTAGTGATGCAATATGCGTCATTATTATGCTCCATATAGTTTAAATGGTATTACGTATCTTGCGCTATAAAGCGCTTTATTAGATGGGTCTAGCCCTTCCACATTCAAATAGGATGTTCCAAGCTCTGTTCCATTAGTTAATTTTTTATTTTGAAGACTTACGTCTAGAATATCTGAAATTGCCATAATTCTAGCTTGTCCTTCACCTGCCTTAACAAAGATTTTAACAGCTACTAAGCCATCAATTTCTTTATTACCACCGTGTGCATAATGCTGACTGTTGCTAGGTAAAACGTTTAACCTACAAAACTCGTTTTGGTTAGAAATAGTACCCTGATAATTATCAGGATAAATATCTATGTTATTAACCGTCCAAGTACTTGCAGCAAAAACAGCTTCAATATCTTGTAATACATTATCATACATTATTGAGCCTCCTTAGTTAAGATGGCTTCAATTGTAAAATTATTGTCTGTATAATCGATAATATTGTAAACCTTAGAACCAACAGTTAATACATCATAAACAGATATATCAACTCCTGATTTCATAAGTGCTGTAATTGTAAAACCTTCTCCAGAGGGTTTCTGTGCTGATTGAATTATAACATCAACAGTTTGACTAGTAATTGTACTAACTGTTTGTCTTGTTCCAAAATCATAAGTAGAAACCGCTTTTGTAGAGAGTGTTCCTTGTTTAACTAAATCACCTGCAGCAGTAAAAGCCTTATTAACGGCAGTTGTTACTTTTGCAGAAAGAGACATTAGTTAGCCCTCCACCAACTTGAACCTACACCATAAGAACCTCTACGAATAAGCGGTCTTATAGGTTTTAAAACAAAAGCAGGTGTAATAGAAATTCTAGTTACATCATTATTAGAATCAGATAGACTAATGCTACCAACACTAATGCTTTCGAAGGTTTGAGTAGTTTGAGCTAAAACATCTTCATTATTTAACAAATGTAAAGCTTGTTCGTAAACAGCAATCTTTACTAAATCGGGTATTTCTGAATTACCAAAAGTAATATCCATACCTAATCGAGCATCATAGTACATTGCGTTTTTACGAGGCCAAGCCAAAGCTTGTGAAGAGCTAATAGCAGAACCAATCCAAGAGTGATTGTCAATAATTTGTGTAGCAGTTACTAACGCTTCTTCTTTTAATTCGTTTGATGCACTGTTCCAATTAGCAGCATCAATTCGAGTTTCAAAATAAGTTTCAGCGTTAGCTACCGTTACATAACTATTAGTATTTAGAACTAAAGCCATTAGCTCCTCCTAATTATTATGAGTGGAAGATAGGCAGGATACCCAAGTTAAGAGCAGACATTTTACGATCCCAAGATGCGGCAGCATAGAAGTTTGCGTTTGTTGCAAATGCGTTTGTAGCACCTGACCAATCGTAACCCATTGGATGCATAATAAAGCCATAACGATACCAAATGTTAGTTGAACCACCACCTGTATATGCAGCAGCATTACGGTCTACTTCAACTGGAGTTGGAACGTTTACTGGTGCAAAAGTTACGGCTCCTGGCTTGACTACAAAAGTACATTTTGTAGATTGTGCGTTTAGATCGCCTGAAGCACCAGCTTGCCACTGTTGAGCACGAGTCATAACCAAACGGAACTTACCACCAAAGATAGTGTTGAAGTTCAAGTTACCATCAGTGATAACTGTTTCGTCCACTAAGTTAGCAGCACGCATTTCAGCCATAATTTCAGGTGAAGTTACGAGATACATGAAGTCTGGTTCGTAATCTTTAAAACCCATTCCGATAGATTGGAACAAACGCTCACCACGGGCAGCGCCTGTAGCAGTTGAGTCAAACAATTTACGTGCATCAGAAGAACCAGTTGCAGCAGCGCCGAAAACACCTAAAGCGTTAACGTCAACAAAGTTACCAGTAGCAGCAGCATCAGCGTCTGTATCATAAGCAATAAGACCGCCGTTACCTGAACCACCTAAATCACCTGTTGCAACTTCGTGAGCTGCTACACCTTTAAGTACGTTCATAAGAGCAGTACCTTCGTCATCGCCACGTACTTGTGCAAAGTCACGAGCAATTTTAGCAAGACCATCTT